ACTCCTGCTTGTAACGCAATAGCTTCAGGTGTTGGTGCTGTCTTAGCAACAGCGAATGCAAATAGAGCATAACCTAAACCAAATATAACTAATCCTATTCCCATCATTGCTAAAGCAATAGAACCGTTTGATATCTGTTTATCAAATAATCCTAATAAAGCAACAGCACCACCTATTAAAACTAATGAAGCAACCATTCCTACTAATATAGCAGGTGCCATTAAAATAAAGAATGTAGTTAATGCAAATAAAGCTAAGCCTACTGCAAATGATTTTAAACCATCACCTATCGTATCCAATGCTTTTGAACCTTTGGCTATTTGTTTTTCACCCATACCTAGTAAAAGGAATAGAGGAACTACTAAAGCAGTAGCTATGTATAATAATGGAAGACCTATTGCAGCTGGTATTAATAAAAGAGCAGATAGAGCTAAGGCTTTAGAGAATTTCAGAATTGAATCACCTATAGTCATCATAGCGTTAGCACCTGCATTCATTTTCTTTGGATCTGATTTAGACCATAACTCTATTTGAGTTTTAACAAAGTCATTATACTTCTTAATAGTCTTTACAGGAACTAGCATAAAGATTAATAAACCTTTAGCCATATCGACAGTACCAGCACCTAACATTTTAAATGCATTACCACCATCAACCATTCCTTTTGAACCCTTACCGCCACTACCGCCTAATAAACCAGCAAGACCACCACCAGAGTCTTTTTTCATTAACGCGGTTTGTATTTTTAATTCTTTTAGAATTTGTGTTTGTACTGCACCACCAGATGATTGGCCAGTAGATGCAACAGCTACAGTTAATGCGTCTAATGATTCTGCGGTAGATTCTGTCGCAGCCTGGATCTTAGTTAAAGGATCCATTAAGTCTTTTAAAGTTACAACAGCCATTTAGATTTTATTTTTAAAATTTAGGCATGGAGATTTTTGGCATTGTAGGGGTTTTAAATTTACTAGCCATCCCATCCATATTGTATTTATCGTTGGTGTCTTTAGTATTTTGTTGCTCTTGCTTATTGCGCTCTTTCAACAAGTCATTATAGATTTCTAATGTGTACTCATATTCATAGAAAGGAAGCAAATCCAACTCTGAAGGTTGGAGATGCAACTTTTCTAATAATAATACTCTAACTTTAAAGAAGTTCAGTAGAGATATCTGGAATAAGGAACAAAGCCTTGATACCGCCGGGAAACGTTAGCGGAACGGTGACCCCCTCACCGCAGCTTTTACATGGAAATACCATCTCCGGTTTAACACCGACTTTCATATCTTCAGCTAATCTGTAGACAATTGTATATTTTGTAGCATCCCATCCTTGAAAAGATGTAATCTTAGAGAATATATCTTTTTCATTCCAACCTCTCCATTCTCTCTGTAGATAAGGTAAGATAGCTAGAGTAGATTTATCCCAGCTTTGGTTTTTCTCTTCTCTATCTCTGATATAATCAGTTATCGCCCTCATTACACCTATTGTCGGTGGAGCCATTTTAATAATACCATAATTTTTTGTTGCAACCGAATAACATTTATCAGCTTCATCATAGTATTTTTCAAATCTTTCTACAACAGAATTAAACTGTAAATTATCTGTTCTTAATTCTACAGATTCTTGAGAATTACAACTAGAAGTCTTACATGATTTTCTACTTATTGGCATCATTAATGTTTGCTCACCAGTTTTAAAGGTTAACTCTCTAATTGATAGTATTAAATAAATTCTATCTTCTTCAAGAATATCCTTATAAGATCCTCTTTGCGTACCATACGTTACTTTAGAACATGATACTACAATGTTATTTAAACCTTCGTCTACTTCCTTTAGGTTATTTTCATCAATTGTAGAAAAGGTTCTAACCTCAGCAACCTTTGCAGGTCTAATATGAATTTCAAAATCTTCTCTATAAAATTTACCTTTTGACGGAAAGCTGTTAAGATCCAAACGAGTATAACCTACCATTGCATTTAATCTCTGAACTTCAGGATCATCATTAGTAACTTTATTCATTTGTCTAGCAACATCAACCTTTCCTAAACCTGTAACTACATCTCTAGGAGTTTCTGTAGCTTCTACTGGTATACCTTCAGCTGCTGCAAATTCCTTCTTAATATTTTCTTCGTGCTCTGACATTATTTAATTGTTTTTTATTAATTTTTTCTCTGTGGTTGTTTCTTCAACTATATGCTCTACTATTAACTGTCTAACATATCTTGAAATGGCAACAGGTTTAATTCTATTTTCCATTGATTTTTGTATAATAATTGCATTAAGACTATCTTCATCACTAGGAGTTAATAATACTTGCAATTTTTTAGTTAATCTTTTTCTTTGTGGAATAAGCTCCTGTACAGTTTCATTAAAACCATATTTAGGATTATCAGATTTAAATTTATTAATCCAATGCTCTACTCTTTTTAAAACATCACTTAACGATTCATCAGCTTTAAAGACTTCCATAACTTCTCGCTTAAATGCTCTAGTTCCAAAATCCTTTACTGCTCGTTTAATGTATTTTCCTGTACCAAAGTTATTAGGGTTATCATTTACTGAATAACCTATATAAACTTTGTTTGTTTTTTCTTGTTGTAATTTATAGATAATCATGTTTCTATATTATATAATTTATATTATATATTAAGGCGAAGGTAAAAAAACTGGGATAGCTATAAAAACAATCCCAGTTTATATTAAATTAATTTATATTACGATCCTACGTTCTCTTCAACCCAATGATCACAACGATAAGTCATTGTTAAATCAACTGCGTCTGGAGTAGTATAGTTTAGTTCATCCACAAAATCCATTTGCAAAATTGGGAATACATCTTTAAATGTAATCTTTCTGAAAATATCTCCTGCTCTATTATATTGAACAATTATCATACTACCTACGTAATCTTTCTTTAATCCCATTTCACCAGTTAATGGATCATAGATTATATTACTCCAATTACGGAATGTATTATAGATATAGTTTTCATTAGCTTCATTCAAGTTAAGACTGAAGTTAAGAGCTAGATCAACAAAAGTTTGACCTGGCATACCTGCGTATGACCTATCGGCAAATTTATATTTTTGACCTACTGGATCAATCGATGGGTTTAAGTTATTTAAACCTCCAATTGAGTTTACTTGCTCTAAGATAAGTCCTGTATCATCCCCTAATGGTGAAAATACAGTTACCTCAAAAAGGTTCGCCTGTATAGGTTCGTACCTTTGGCTACTGGCCCTTGACTGGGTATAATGTGGTAACGGCATAATTTATTTTGTTTTTTTATATATTCGTCTTAACTAACCTCTTATTGGAAGTTTCCTGTACTAATTGCACCGGTTCTTAGAATAGTTGTTCTTTGTACAAGAATTTCCATTCCTCTTACTGGTTCAATATATGTATCTAGGATACCTACATTCTGATCAATAACTTCTGGTGTATTATTAGTTTCATCCATTATATTTCTATAATCAAAAACTCCATCATCATTTTGAACAGTTGATAAGAAATTATCAGCTAATGTTTTTATCTCTAATCTTGTTTGAGCTGTATTAAATTCAAATAAGTAGTTTTTAAGAATTGCATCTATACCATCTTGGATATAAATTACAACCTCTCTAACGTTAATAGAACTTAAAGCAGATTTTGGAACCTGTTGAGCAGTTTTATTTGCAAATATAGTTGGTCCTGTTCCACTTTGGAATACAATTGGATTTAATCCGAATGGTTCCAAAAAGTTACGATCTGTTGTATCAAGATTTATTTCTAAACCTACAACCCCATTTCCACCAATAACTCCACGTCTTACACCAGCCACGATTGACCAAGGTAATGCGTTTTCATATTTAAGTATAAAATTATTAGATACGTTTGCAGCAGGAGGTACGTTTATATTCTTACCTAAATCTCTAACTGTTACAAATGGATAATAATATCCACCATAAGAACCATCGCTTGTTGCTGATGGTAACGAATATCTAATCGTTGGGTTTTTACTAAGATCTCCACCTTCTGCAATAAACTTAGAAGATAGTTGGCCAGTTATTGTTGTAAACACTGGATTTGTATTAGTTCTAAAATCTTTTGCTGATGGTGCATTAACAATTGCAAATGCATTTTTCCTTGCTCCACATAATTTAGTAAATATAGATTTACAATTTGCTTCTATACCATTTCCGAATGTATCTACTAAATAACGGAAGTTAATAGTTTCTCTATCAGTTAAGGCGTTAGCTAATTGTGTACCTAACAGAATTGGACTTAATATTTCATTTTGTCTTGAATTAGTACCATTTGGTAATTTAGTTAATGGATATGCATATCCAGGTAATTCAAAGATATTTAAAAAATCTATCCATCTGTCAATTGGTCTATATAGTTCCACGTATAATATAGAGTTTACAGTATTAATATCAATCTCTGATTGAGTTGTTACTAATACACCAGATCCAGCTGCAGGAATTGATAATGGAAATTCAGCAGGAGTTGCTGTTCTTACAGAATTAATTCTTGTTAATCTTGATGGCGCCGTTGAACTACCTTCAGAATGTACTAAGTAATTTCCTACGATTACTTTTGCAATTTGAGGGTTTGTTGAATCTATTACAACTTGATTAGGTAAGATAGCAGTTTCTTTATTAGAATCACCTAAAATAGCTATTGTTAAATTATTTGATCCTTTTAATGTTTGTACGTTTAAAGTATTTGCTGCTACTGCAACTGCCTTAGATGTTAGGAATAATCCTGCACCATCTAAAGTAAAATTAGCATGATCTTGTAAAGTTGTAAAATCAGCATCTTGGTAAGGTATTATTCTTACAGCAGATGGAAAATAAGCTGAATCAGATATTGCATAAGGCGTTCCTGCAGGAGTTCCTGTTGGAACAGCACTTGGAATAAAACCATACGTTGTAGAAACAAATCTTAAGAATGATGTTTGTTGAACTCCACCTACATTGTAAACTGCTTCATCTCCATCGGTTAATGTTCCTATAGAAAATGCAGCTAATGGAGCAGAACCGTAACCACCTATAATACCGGCTGTTGCGTTTGCTAATGGAAATTCATCAGCTATAAAGTCAATTGCAGATTCATTTACAAATGTATATGTTGCTTTTAACATTATTGCTGGCGTTATACCTCCAACTGCTGAAACTTGTATACTTGTAACAGTACCACCTGCGGCAGCTGCTGTAACTAAAGTAACTGGAACCCAAAATGTTGTAGCCCCTACTGTTCCTTGTATAAATGATCCTACTGTTGTAGCAGTATTTGCTGTCATAGTTTTCATTGCAGTAAATATTGCATCTTTAGCAGCATTTGAATTTGTTGCTACTATTTGTACGTCAGTTCCACCAGATATTATTGATGTTGTCATAGTACTAGTCGTAACAGCCGCTACAGTTCCAGCTTCTACCGTTCTAGCATAAGCTAAATCAGAAACGATTGTTCCACTATATGATAACATATTAATATCAGTTTGAGAACTTGCAGTTTGAGTATATTCAAGATTATGTCCTATTAGATCAATTCCACCAGCAACACCATCAATAAGTATATCTCCACTAAATAAATCTTCATTTACAGTACAGAATAAACCAGTCGATGCAGTATCAGCATTAATAACTTTTTCAACGAAAAGGTTATTACCTAATAGATCTACAAAATCAGGAATTAAACATGCAGTATAAGTTGCAACTAAGTTTACTTCCGGTTCATTAAAAAATTGTGCAATTTTTGTATCAGTAGCATCGTTATCTAATACTCTTCTTTTTAATCCTTCTGTTGCACTAAAATATTGTTGGAATGTTGGATCTGATTCAAATCTTTTATAAGGTTCAACATCTGCAAATTTACCACCAAAGTTACCGTCTATCACAAAGACGTCAACAAAGAAGTCAGATATTAAACTATCTTTATCCAAAAAGCCTGGTACATTAGCAGAACCATACCATTCTTCAACTGTTACTTGGTAAGGTAAAACATTTCCAGGTGCAGATTTTTTTGCAATTACAGATATAGGATTTTGTCCTAAATTAACAATATCAAAGAAATCATTTACTTTATCTGAACCTAATACGCTAGTGTTAGCGTTCATGTTAGTTAAGAATGAATCAGTATCTGGATACCAGAATTTGTCTGTATTATAAAACTTACTGAATTCATAACCGTCTGCTCCAGAAGGATATCCTAAGTTACGTTGAACATCTGGCGTAGCCGATGTTG